AGGTGGCAGCACCGGTTACACTCTCGATGCTGAAACAGGATCGTTCTCTGTCTCTGGCCAAGGCGTAAGCCTCAAAGCAGACAGGAAGCTAAGCGCCGGCCATGGCAGCTTTGCTCTTTCCGGCCAGGACGTCGATCTATTCGTCAGCACGCCACCCCCGCCTAGGCTCAACGCCTGGGGGCGATCATGGGGCAATAGCTGGGGCAATAGCTGGGGCCTCAACGTCATCCCCAGCTACACGCTCAACGCCGAGCATGGCACCTTCGCCCTTTCAGGACAGGGCGCGTCTCTTGAATACGGCCGACGCCTCGCCGTTGGCCACGGGTCATTCGCCCTCACCGGGCAAGACGCGAGCTACCGCCGCTTCCGTCTCGCGGCAGAGCACGCAACCTTCACCCTGCAGGGCCAGGACGTCCATTTTCTCAGGACGCACCGGCTCGAAGCAGACTACGGCAGCTTCACCTTCAACGGGCAAGCGGTCGATCTCCACAAAGGATCGCGTCTCGCTGCCCAGCACGGCACCTTCCTCCTGCAAGGCCAAGACGTCGCCCTCAACCTGCGCCGTCTCAATGCAGAGCATGGAAGCTTCGCCCTCAGCGGCCAGAGTGTCAGTCTCGAATATGGACGGCGCCTTGCCGCTGAACACGGAACGTTCTCGCTTGCAGGCCAAGCCGTTTCACTTCTGCAGGGCCACAGGCTACCGGCAGAACACGGCGTCTTCGTCATCAATGGCCAGGATGTCGAGCTAAAGCAGGGCTACGGCCTTGCCATCGGCGCCGGCATCTTCACGTTAGACGGCCAATCGGCACACCTGGGCCGCCTCTATCGCATGGCCGCCGAGCCGGGCGTGTTCACGCTTACGGGCATGGCTGTTGCGTTGGGTATCTCCTACGGTCTTGCGCGCGGTCTCATCGAAGACGCATCGCCACTGACGTTCGCAGAGCAAGAGGACTTTGGCGGCATTGCTGATGCGAACTCCATCACCTTCGCCACGCCTCAAAGCTTTGGCGATCTCATCGACACACCGGCCTCGCACGGGGATCACCTGTTCAGGCCTGGGGTTTGATTATTTGAATTCAATCAAAGGAAATCAAAGATGCGTGGCGGAGCGAGGAAAGGCGCCGGCCGGAAGAAGGGTGCACTCACCAAGCGCACGCAGGAGATCACTGCGGCGGCGCTAAAGGGCGGCGTTACCCCCCTGGACTACCTGCTCGGCGTGCTGCGCAACGATGAAAGCAGCGATAAGGATCGGTTCGCGGCTGCTGTCGCGGCTGCTCCGTTCGTGCATCCCAAGCTCTCAGCCGTAGAGCACTCCGGCGAGATGAAGATGTCCCACGAGCAGGCCATCGACGAATTGGAAGACGGCCTCAACGGCGCCGAGCATGAGCACGCTCACTGAGCGGGAGCGGCAGCTTCGCCTCAGACTGCGTGATGATTTCGCTGCTTACGGGCGCGCCTGCCTCAAGATCAGGCCGAAAGATCCGCGCGCCGGCAACCAGCCGCTGCTGCTCAATGCGGCACAGCGCTACCTGCACCAGCGCCTCGAGGAACAGCGCGCCACAACCGGCAAGGTCCGCGCCCTCGTTCTGAAAGGACGCCAGCAGGGCATATCGACCTACATCGGCGGGCGCTTCTACTGGCGCGCAACACACGGGAGAGGCATTCGCTGCTTCATCCTCACCCACGAGCAAGAGGCCACGAACAACCTCTTCGCGATGGTGGAGCGCTACCATGAGCATTGCTCGACGCTGCTAAAACCATCAACGGGTGCATCGAACGCCAAAGAGCTGTCGTTCGACAAACTGGAGAGTGGCTACGCCGTCGGCACGGCCGGCACCAAGGCGGTGGGACGGTCGCAGACGATCCAGTTGTTCCACGGCTCTGAGGTCGCTTTCTGGCCCAACGCGGGCACGCACTTCGCCGGTGTGGTGCAGGCGGTGCCTGACCTGCCGGGGACGGAGATCGTGCTCGAATCGACGGCCAACGGCGTGGGCGGTGAGTTCCATGAGCGCTGGCAGCAGGCAGAGGCAGGGATAGGCGACTACATCGCCGTGTTCATCCCCTGGTTCTGGCAGGAGGAATACCGCCGCGCGGCGCCGGAAGGCTTCCAGCTCGATGACGAGGAACAGGCCTACATGGACGCGCACGGCCTCGACCTCGAGCAGATGGCCTGGCGCCGCAACAAGATCGCGGAGCTGAAAGACCCGCTGCTGTTCAAGCAGGAATATCCGGCGACCGCTGCGGAAGCGTTCCAGATGTCGGGCCACGACGGCTTCATCAAGCCGGAGTGGGTGGTGAAGGCCCGGAAGGCTAATCTTACCGGCATCGGACCACTGGTGCTCGGCGTCGACCCCTCGCGCTTTGGCAACGATCGTTTCTCCATCGCCTTCCGGCGTGGCCGCAAGGTGGAAAAGGTCGAGAGCAAATCGAAGCTCGACAACGTGCAGGGCGCCAACTGGCTGAAGCAGGTCATCGACACCGAGAAGCCCGCCCGAGTGTTCATCGACGTGGGCGGTGTGGGTGCCGGCGTCTACGACATCCTCGTCTCGTGGGGCGAGACCTATTCGAAGGTGTGCGTGCCCATCGACTTCGCTGGCTCACCGCAGGAGCCTGACCTGCACCTGCCATCGGGTGAAATGCGCCCCGGACCTTACAACCGCCGCGCCGAGATGTGGATGCGCTCGCGAGACTGGCTGAAAGAGCCGGGCGGCGCGGACATCCCCGATGACGACGGGTTGCAGGCCGACGCCTGCGCCCCTGGCTACAAGTACAACGCCAACAGCTACCTGCTGATCGAGAGCAAGGAACACATGCGCGACGTGCGGAAGATCAGATCACCTGACGAATGGGACGCCGTTGCGCTCACGTTCGCGGAGCCCGTCGCTGACGTGGCGGTGAAGCCCTACGTTCCCCCCATGGGGAGGCCCGGTGGATGGCTGGCGAGCTAGCTCAAGCCGCCCTCGACGTTCCTGTCGGCAAGCTCTCCAAGGCGATGGCAGAGACCATCGTCAAGGAAGCGCGCGACCGCCTGCAGCAGTCGTGGGAAGCCGACAGGGACAACCGGCAGGAAGCGGCCACAGACCTGCGCTTTCTCGCTGGTGACCAGTGGCCCGAGCATGTGCGCAAGGAGAGGGAAACCGAAGGCCGGCCGATCCTCACCATCAACGCGCTGCCCCAGTTTCTCCGCCAGGTGACGAATCCGATCCGTGAAGCGGACCTTTCCATCAAGACAGCGCCGGTCGACAGCAACTCGGACCCAAAGGTCGCGCAGATCTACGACGGCATTATCAAGCAGATTCAGTACCAGTCATCCGCCAAGGCCGTTTACGCCCAGACGGCAGAGCATCAGTCCGCGTGCGGCATCGGCTGGTTCCAGATCGTCACCGCCTATGTGGACGATGCCGCGTTCGATCAGGAAATCCGCATCGAGGGTATTCGCTCGCCGCTGGCCGTCTATGACGATCCCGCCGCGGTGCTGCCAGACCGGTCCGATTCCATGTGGCGCCTCATCACTGAGCGCGTGCCCAAGAAGACGTTTCAGCAGAAGTACCCCAAGGCGTCCGACACCGGCGTCGACAGGCCATCGGACGGGGGGGAATCGACGCTCTTCTGGTCGGACAGTGACACCGTTCTGGTTGCCCAATACTGGCGCAAGGTGCCGGTGAAGAAGACGCTGGGGCTTTTGCAAACCGGCGAGACCATCGACACCACCGACATGAAGCCCGTCATGAAGCAGATGATGGGCATCGTGAAGGAGCGCGAGACGGAAGCCTTCAAGGTGGAGATGTACGTTGTCTCGGGAACGGAAGTGCTCGAAGGACCATACCAGTGGCCGGGGAAGTATCTGCCGCAAATTCCCGTCATCGGCTCGGAAATCCCGGTGGAGAAGGGCGTCTACCGCCATGGCGTGATCCGCTTCGCGCGCGACCCCCAGCAGCTCTACAACTTCAACCGCACGGGCGCGGCGGAGAGCATCGCTCTCGCCCCCAAGGCGCCCTACAAGGTCACACCGAAGCAGATCGAGGGCCGCGAGCAGGAGTGGTACACCGCCAACGTCAAGAACCGCTCAGTACTGGTCTACAACCCCGATCCGTCATCCCCTGGCGCGCCGCAGCGCGAGCCGCCCGCTGACGTCCCCGTCGCCTACGTCAACGAGGCCATGGCCGCCTCGGAGGACATGAAGCGCACCACGGGCATCTATGACGCTTCACTGGGCCAGCGCTCCAATGAGCAATCCGGCGTCGCCATCAATCAGCGGCAGATCCAAGGCGACACGGCCAACTATCACTATGGCGACAACCTGCAGCGCTCGCTCGAGCATTGCGGGCGCGTCCTCATCGACCTCATCCCGAGAGTCTACGACAACGAGCGCATCATCCGCATTCTCGGTGATGACGAAACCGAGGATTTTGTGCCCATCAATCAGGTGGTGATGGGCGTCGACGGTGTACCGGTCATGGTCAACGACCTGTCGACGGGGCGCTTCGACGTGCGGGTGCGGATCGGGCGCTCTGCGGATTCCAAGCGGCTCGAAACGGCGCAGTTCGTCTCCGAGTTCGCCAAGATGCTCGATCCGGTGCAGCGGTCCGCCGTCATGGACCTCATCGCCAAGAACATGGATTCGCCCGGCGCGGAGGAGATCGCCAAGCGGCTGCGCAACATGGTGCCACCGCAGGCTCTTGTCGACCCCGACGACCCGGAAGCCCCGCAGCCACCGAACCCGATGGACGACCCGGCGGTGCAGATCGAATTGGCCGAGAAGCAGGCGAAGATCGAGCAGACGCAGCAGCAGGCCCGCAAGACCGGCGCTGAGGCGGAAATGCAGGAGTTCGAGAACGCCATGGCCATGGGACAGGCCGCGAACGGGATGCACCCGACGCAGCAGCATCCCATGCAGGACAAGATGTTCGATGCAGAGCAGCGCGAGCGTGATGCAAGCCGCTCAGACCAGCATCGCTACGAGGATCGGCAATGGTCGGTCGAGGATCAGAGCCGGCAGGCGGCACAGCCGCAGGGTAACGCGTAGCCCACAGTTTGCAGCGTAACGCCGGCCCTCCACTCAGGGCCGTTTTCATTTCCGAGGACATCATGAGCGACAACAACGCCCCGGCCGCGGCGGCCGAAACGCCTGCAAGCACCACAGAGACGGCACTTGAGAGCAATCCGGCACCTGAGGCCGCAACTCAGGAAACCACGACCCAGCAGCCTGCGGCTGAAACGCAGAACACCGGCACGCCCGAGCCGCAAGAGGGCCAGCCCGAGGGGCAGGAAGACGGCAAGCGTAACAAGAAGAGTGCGACGGAGTTCATCAACGAGCTGAAGCAGCAGCGTAACTCGTACAAAACTCAGCTCGAAGCGGCACAGGCGGACTTGGCGCGGTTGCGCCAGCCCCTACGGCCGCCCGGCCCCGATGCAGGTCAGGACGAATACGACCGCCACAACGTCAAAGCCGCTGTACGCGAGGCGCGAGCCGAGGAAGTGCAGCAGCAGGCTGTCTTTGTCGCGGAGCAGGCGCACGCCACCATGCGTGCCACGTTCCACGCCAAGGCGGACGCGGTGGCAGATCGCATGCCCGGTCTCGCACAGGCCTTCGAGGCTCTACCCGTCGTTTCAAACGAGGTCGCCGAGTTCGTTGCGGACAGCGATGTAGGGGCAGAGGTCGCCTACTACATGACGCAGAACCCCAACGAAGCCGCGCGCATCTCCCGTCTTCCCGCCTACCAGCAGGGCATCGAGCTCGCGCGCATCGAAAGCCGCATCTCCGCGGCTCCCAAGGTGCGCAAAACATCCAACGCTCCGCCGCCACCGCCCCGCATGGGTGGGGCATCGTCCACTACCGCCAAAGACCCAGGCTCGATGAGCATGGAGGAATACGCGAAGTGGACGCAAACGCGCGGCAAGGCAAAAAATAGATAGGCCACGGAAATGACCGACCAGCGCGTCCTAACTACGGACATCATCGCCAAGGAATCCCTGGCGATGCTGAACAACAACCTCGGCGTATTGGAGACCTTCCATCGCGCCTACGAGGACGAGTTCGCCAAGAAGGTGCACGGCTACGAGGTGGGCGAGACCATCTCCATCCGCCGTCCGCACGATCCCCGCCCGCGCACCGGCGTCACCATGCAGGTGCAGGACGTGATCGAGGGCAAGGTGCCGCTGACCGTCAACAAGCGGTACGGTCACGACTTCAAGTTCGACAGCCAGGAACTGACCCTCAAGATCGAGGACATTTCCGAGCGCGTGATCAAGCCTGCGATGGTCAACCTCGCCAACAAGATCGCCCAAGACGTGTTGGCCGAGACTTACCCCCGGTTCAACAACTGGATCGGCGTTACGGGATCGAAGATCGACAGCTTTGCCGACTTTACTGTCATGCCGGAGCGTCTCGACCTCCAGGGCGTGCCAGACAGCGATCGCAAGGGCATCCTGTCGGTCGCCGATACGTATGCCCTGCTCAACTCGCAGACGGGCCTCTTCATCCAGGGCGTCAACAAGGATGCCTATCGGGAAGGCAAGCTCGGCCCGATCGCCGACGTCGAGACCTACAAGTCGAACCTGATCCCGGTCCACAAGAACGGCAGCGCGGACAACACCACGCCTCTGGTGAAGGGTGCCGGTCAGGAGAAGGCCTACAAGGACGTCAAGGACGCGTTCTGGCAGGAACTCTCCACCGATGGCTGGGACAACAGCGCCACCATCACCAAGGGCACTGTGTTCACGATCGCGGACTGCTACCTCGTCAACCCGCGCACCAAGCAGCGCACCGACGTGCTGATGCAGTTCGTCGTGAAGGAGGACGTGCAGGCGGCTTCCAGCTCGGCCAACGAGACGAAGATCAAGATCGAGCCTCCGATCATCACCTCGGGTCCGCATCAGAACTGCACGTTCACGTCCGACATGGACGACAACGCCATCACCATCGTCGGCGCGGCCAACACCGAGTACCGGCAGAACCTCGCTTACCACAAGAATGCGATCCTGTTCTGCTGCGTCCCCCTGGTGAAGCCGCCGGGAGCCGTCGAGGTGTCGCGGCAGTCGATGAACGGCCTCTCGGTGCGTGTCATCCCTGTCTACGACGGCATCAACGACGGCAGCGCCTGGCGTCTGGACGTCCTGGCGGGATGGACCGTGGGCGATCCGCAGCTCGGCGTGCGCTGCTCGCCGATCGGCGGCGGCTGATAGCCCAGCAACGGCACACTCTAGGGATCACAGGAGAAACCAACCATGGCTGCAAAACAGCTCTCTGACGCCAATCCCGATGGCACGTGCCTCGGGCAGAGCCCGACCGACAAGATCGGGTTCCACGGCGTAGCGCCCATCGCCCAGCAGGCAACTGTCGCAGATGCGACCGACGCGACCTCTGTGATTGCGCAGTGCAATCTGGTCATTGCGCGGCTCAAGGCGCTCGGCCTCATCGCCTCATCGTAACCAGCAGAGACAGCGGCGGAGCACCCGCCGCTGTCTATTCCCAGGAGAAAGCTATGAGCGACAAATATTCCGGATGGCCGGACCCCAACGAGAGCAAGAAGCACGATCCCAAGGCTGAGAAACCCAAGAAGACCGCCAAGCCCGAAGGTGACGCGGAGTGAGCTCGTCAGCTCAGATCGTCGCCCGCGCCCTGAAGCGCCTGCGGGTCATCGGAGCGGGTGAAGACCCGTCCGCCGAAGATGCCGCCGACGGTCTTGCCGCCCTCAACGCCATGATTGCAGGCTGGAAGGCCGATGGCGTCGAGGTGTCAGGGGACGTGCCGCTCGATGCCCGCTTCGAGGAAGGTGTCATCGCCATGCTGGCGGTGCGGCTGGCGGACGATTACGGCGCCACACCGTCCTCTGTCGTCGTGCGCGATGCAGAGCAGGGCTGGCAACGGCTCAAAGCCGCCTTCACGCACATTCCCCTGGCGCAGTTCGATTCCGCCCTGCGCAATATGCCCTCGCAGCGGTACTGGGGCGGGGTGGGCTCTATCCCTCTCTGGCGGGAGAAGCACGAATACGGCGTGGGTGACAGGGCGCAGTCCAATGGACGGCTCTACGAGTGCACCGTTGCGGGAGTTTCAGGTGCGCTGCGCCCGCTCGGATCCTCGCAATCGATCCCCGACGGCTCGGTGACGTGGAAATGGGTGAGGGACCTGTAGATGCCACTCGCCCCCATCTCCCTCGGCCGCCGCTCCAATCCTTCCAAGTATGCCAAGCAGGCCGGCAACGCCCGGCATATCAATTGCTTTGCGGAGGAATTGGGGGAGGAAGGCAAAACCCAGTGGGTCATCACCGGATGCCCGGGTCTATCCCCTTTCGGCGAGGAGATCGGAACGGGCGGCATTCGCGCCATGCTGGAGGTCGACGGGTTTCTCTACGTCGTCGCCGGGGCACAGCTCGTCAAGGTCGATGCCTCCGGCAATGCGCAGGTGATCGGGCCGATTCCCACATCCGGCCCCGTCTACATGCGCCGCAACCGGGCGGTGCCGGCACAGATCGGAATTGTCTCGGACGGATATTTCGCCGTCTCGCAGGGCGACGTGCTGACGACGGTGGAGGATGACGACCTGCCGCCGCCCAACGCCTTCGCCTACCTCGACGGCTATGGCATCCTTCCGGGGCCGAACGGCCGCTACATGATCACCGCCATTGACGATTTTACCGCGATAGACGGGCTGGACGAGGGCACGGCTGAGAGCGACCCCGATCCGATCGTCATGGCCCACGAATTGGGCCGTGAGGTCTATCTCTTCGGCACCAAGACGATCGAGGCGCACCAGAACACGGGAGACGAAGATTTCCCATTCACCCGCTCGCAGACCATCGATGCGGGCTGCGCCTCGGGTCCATGCGTCACCACCGCCGACACCCAGCAAGGCCGCGTGCTGATCTTCGTTGCCTTCGACCACACCGTCAGAATGCTGGCTGGCTATGAAACCCAGGTCATCTCCACGGGAGAGATCGAGGACAAGCTCAGGAAGCTTGCCGAAGCTGGCCGCATCAACGAATTGCGCGCCACGTCCTGGTCCTGGGGCGGACGCTCGTTCTACGCCCTTTCCTGTTCCGACTGGACGCGCTGCTACGACACCAAGACCGGGGCGTGGCATGAGCGCAAGAGCTTTGGCTCTGGCCGCTGGCGCATCGGTTCCGTGACGCAGTTCGCCGGCAAGCTCATCGCAGCGGACGCCTACTCCGGCCGTCTCTACCGGATGCAGGAGGAATACTACGACGAGGCGGGCGATCCGCTTGTCATGAGCATCATCACGCCCCCGGTGCACGCCTTCCCCTACGGCGGCATCCTCAACGCTCTGCACATCGATGCGGTTTCGGGCGTGGGGGAGAACTCATCCCTCTCCCACCTGAAAGACCCCAAGATGCTCGTCTACCTGTCGAAGGACAGCGGCGAGACGTGGAGCGCGCCGAGAGAAGTGCCATTGCACAAGCAGGGTGAGACGGCCCGGCGCATTCAGCCCCTCACACGGCTGGGAAGGTTCGGTCCCAAGGGCGTCGTGATCCGCTTCGACATCCCTGTGGCGGTGAAGAAGGTGATCATGAGTGCGAGCGTTGACGTGGAGACGCTGGCGGCCTGATGGCAGAGACAGAATTCATCCAGTCGGTTCCGTTGGTCGATCCCAAGACGGGGATGCCGACCAAGACGGCGCTGCAAAAACTCAACGGTATCCTACGCGGGGCTTTCGGAGCGCAGGGTGGACTGCCGGGCAAGGCAGGGCGGACGCAGAAGACCGGCGGGCATTGGCTTGTCCTGGAGGTGGATAACAGGACCTATGAGTTGATCCTCAAGGCCACTTCCGCCTTCACCATCACCGAAACGACGACGAAATCCAGCACGGGCACGTGCACGGCCACCTTCAGGATCAACGGCGTGGCCCTCGGCGGCAGCGCCAACAGCGTCTCGACATCGGAGCAGAGCCAGAGCCATTCGAGTGCGAATGAGGTGGCCGAAGGCGACACGGTCGATTGCGTGGTGGCCAGCAATTCCGGTTGCGAGAATCTTTCCATCAGCATCGCCGGAACAGAGGCTCTAGACCCGTGAGACTGGGGACCGGGATTATCGGTGGAGTGAAAAAGTTCCCCGCGGTAATGGACGCGGCCGCTGGCAACAATTCGAATGGATTGGCGCCTTCCTATGCGGTGCCGCTCCCCGCCGGAATCGCGCCCGGTGAACTGCTCATCATGTTCGTGGCGACGCAGAACGCACCATCCGCAAGCCCCGCGGGTTGGACGCTGCTGTTCTCGCAACTCTCTGGCTCTGGAAGCAACCAAGCATCCTTCGCCGCATGGTATCGCATCGCCGATGGCAGCGAAGGATCGGGCGTCACCGTATCGCTCATCGCCCAATCGCTTTGGGGAACCGTTTCCTACCGCATCAAAGGCGGGCGGACGCCACAGGCTATCATTTCCGCCAGCTCCGGCGCTTCGCCGAACCCGCCCGCCCTTAGCCCAGCATGGGGCGCAGCAAAGACCCTCTGGCTCGCGGCCCTGGGATGGCGCGGGACCAACAACCAGACCATCGGCGCCTATCCGTCGGGGTACTCTGGCGGCTCGGCCGGCAAGGGCTTCAACGGCGCTCAGACAGCAGTTGCGGGGGTTGCCTGGAAACAGGCGGAAGCCGCGGGCGAAGACCCGGGCGCGTTCTCGATCACCATCGGAAGCGGGTTCTACGTCACCGCCACCATCGCCATTCGACCGAAATAAGGATTCCGCACCATGGGCTTGCTCGGAAGCTTCCTCGGCAAAGACCAGCAGAAAGACCTGCAACGCGCGAAGCAGCAGTCCGACGCTGCGCTTCAGCAGGGCTATGACTCTGCGTATGGCGACTATACTTCCGCGGGCGAC